CAAGCATTACGCGCAAGTCATCTGCTATCACTTACTCGACCCATTCGATCCATCTGGAAAACACTGCAATGGCGCTACCTCCAATGTCTGAAGAAGACCAACATGGCGTTGTTCTCAGCCACAGGGCTGCGGAGACGGCTGCGTTACTCCACATGATCAACACGGTGTCAGCCGGTATTGAAAAAATGGATCAACGCCTGAGCAAGCACATGGAAGACGAGACAAAAGAGCTGGCTGTAGAGATTGCCAAGCTCCTGAACTCTGCGTTTCCTGGCGGAGATGCAGGTCAGCATCGTAGAGAGCACGAGGCATCCATCAAGCGGGCGGAGTCTGTCGCAGCTTTCTGGCAGATGATGTCCAGAGAGCTGGCCAAGTGGGGGCTGCTTGGGTTCATTGGGTGGGGGCTTGCGGCTGTTTGGCGTGCATTCCTAATGGGGCCGAAATGAATATCACACCACAAGACCTGGTTCAAATTACCGGTGCGCGTATTAACCGGGCCAAGATATTTGCGCCTCTCATCAACTCGGAAGCTCCGCAATTTGATATCAATACCAAGGAGCGCATGACTGCATTCATCGCTCAGGTGGGGCATGAATCTGGGGGGTTCCGATGGCTCACTGAGTTATGGGGGCCAACTGATGCTCAGAAGCGATACGAGGGTAGAGTTGATTTGGGGAATCTTGTCCCTGGAGATGGCTTCAGGTATCGAGGTCGTGGCCTGATCCAGATCACTGGACGAAGCAACTACCAAAAACTGAGCGATGCTCTCGCAACAGACTTCATACAAAACCCAAACAAGCTGGCTGATCCGCTGATGGCGGTGCGCAGCGCAATGTGGTTTTGGCAATCCCACTGGCTGAATGAGTCGGCTGACAGGGGCGACTTTCGCACATGCACAAGAATCATCAATGGCGGATTCAATGGCTACACCGAACGGCTGGCCATGTTTCAGAAAGCGCAGAAGTTGCTGGCATGAACTGCGTTGAGTACGCCTTGACCAAGTGGGCCTCCGACGGCGGTGGGATCAAGCTGGTGACATCAAAGCATTGGTGCGTACCACACATGCAACACGAGGATAACGACTCTGTATTGACGGAGTATCGACCGTTCACAGACCTCCCTACACCTTGGCACTCTTTGTTCGGGTTCCAGGGTGAGGTTGTTGTTGTTCCAAAAGCTGTCCAAAGAGCGCCGCAGAACCCAATGTGTATGCTGCTTGGCACAGTCTTTCTGTTTTTGTTGGGTGGGATTTGGGTACTCAAAAGGGGAATGAAATGGACATCACAGGCATTGGCGCAGTAAGCGATCTGGTTGGTACGATCATCAACAAACTCTGGCCAGACAAGAGTGAGGCGGAGAGGCAGCAACTGGCCGCTGCGATGATGGTCATTCAAGGGCAGCTTGACGCAAACAAGGAGGAGGCGAAGTCGCCAAGCGTCTTTGTGAGCGGAGCGCGGCCATTCATCATGTGGGTCTGCGGCTTTGGATGCGCGTGGAACTGGCTCTTCCTTCCAATTACAAAAATGGGCCTGCTGCTGGCTGGTATGGACATCGCGGTATCCCCCGCAGACCTGACAGAGATGATGCCTTTGCTGCTTGGTATGCTGGGTCTTGGTGGGTATCGAACCATCGAGAAATTAAACGGAGTCGCAGCTATCACCCACAAATAGTTTGTGGCAAAATAGTTGCATTGGTTGCATTCGCAATCAATAATCAACAAACCAAGAGGAACCATCATGGCCACAAAGAAATCGAATCCGTTTGCCGCATTCGAGAAAAGCTCCGCTGATAAGAAATCCAAGGGCGTAAAGGAAGACTCCCGTAAGGATAAGGCCAGCGACCGGAAGCAGATGCCCAAAACGGCTGCCAAGAAAAAGAAGTGCTGATCCAATGACCGACTTGGAAATACAGCAGACGGAGGCGACACTGAAAAGTCTGCGCGACGTAGAGTTGTCTCCTGGTTGGTCTTACCTCCGCAAGGTCATGCACGACGATCTCCTTGCGGCATGTTTCCAAATCTCCGACAACCCGTTGATGACTGAAAAAGAAATCGACTTCCGCCGTGGCGCAATATCAGCCGCCCGGAACTTCCTCAATGTGATACCAATTTTGACTGCAAAGCTGGAGAGCGACCTTCTCTTGGCCTCTGTTGAAAACCAAACACAAACTCCCTTAAACGCTACGGCCTTCCCAAGGAACTATCATGGCAACACAGCCCAATAACCAAGACCTCATTGCTCAACTCTCCGCTCAAAAGTTGGGCCAACCTGCTGGCGCTCCTGCTCCTCAAGGCGCTCCAGACCCAATGCAACAAGGTGCTCCACAGGGTGCTCCTGCTCCACAAGCTCCACCGAAGGCTGATCCAACTCCGACAAACATGGAAAAGGCGCAAGCCAAGATCGCTCCCAAAGACCCACAAAACCAGAACGCTGCGACCGATGTCCAGTTCATCAAGGTTGGGGATAAGGAGTACACAGACGCTCAGTTGAATGGCATGATGGGCCGGTACAAGGATTTGAATTTCCGCCACGCCCAGGCCAAGCCGACCATGGATGTGATTGGCAAGGTGATGGAGGCGGCCAAGGCATCTGGGTACGAAGCGAAGCCTGAAGAGGTTGCCGGTCTGGTTGATGCGGCTCTCCGTGCGTACCTCAAAGACCCACAGATGGGCCAACAAAAACCCAAGACCAGTGAGGCGAAGGGCGCTGCTCAGCCAGCGATGTCTGACAGCTCGGAGAACGAAGGCGCTGGAGACGGCGGCCCCAACGATGTGGACAAGCAGTACGAAGACTACGAACGTGAGCACGCGATCAAGCTCCCGCCCGGATACAAGGAAACGCGAAACGCTACCCAGCAGCTTTCGCAGCAACTCGCTGAAATGAAGGCGATGTTCCAACAGGTGATTCAGGGTGGCCTCGCCGGTGGTGCAGCGCAGCAACAGGCTGGCCAACAGCTCCAGCAAGCGCAATCCATGCAGGCTGATGCTTCTACCCGTATGATCTCAAACAACCTGAATCAATCATTCCAACAAGCTGGCATCCCCATGGACGAGGCCACCCGTTCTGATTTCAGAATGTTCTCCGCCCAGCGCGGATACGACTTCCCAGACTTTATGGATGCAGGCTTGGCAGCTACCGTGGTCGCTGACTACAAGGCCAATAAGGATGCGCCAGAGGTTCAGCGCTTGCGCCAGATCGCCCAGAAGCGCCAAGCATTCACCGGCATGGTTGAAGGCGCTCCCGGCGCGGCAGGCGGCGGCGCTCCTCAGCAACCGGCAGACCCCATGCTGGCGAGCATGATCGGCTCAGCACTCAAAGGGCGCGGGATGGCGTAGCCAGCCCAACCCAAAAAAACAAGGCCGCCCTCTGGTGGCCTTTTTTATTGCTTGCTTCTAAAGTTGCTTTTGTGGCATACTCATGCTATGCCTTGATCGTGCGCTACGGCTATACATGAGGGGGCAAAACTGGATTATTCGAGACGACGTTGCTGGAGCACGAGTTTTCGGTAAGCCGACCAAACCTTTTGTACAACTTTCTCTTAGGAGCTGATCATGGCTATTGCTGGATTACGCGGTACAGGTGAGTTTTCGGTCGATTTCCGACCGACAAACTACCGCGAACTTTTCACCTTGCTGGAGCCTAACGGCACAGCGCCCCTCAACGCTTTGCTCTCGATGACTCAATCCGAGTCCACCGATGACCCGAAGTTCAACCACTTCCGCGACGAGCTTCCTGCCCGTGTGCTGACCTCAAACGCAGTGGATACCGCTGTGGCAACAACCTTGACCGTGACCAACGTCCCGGACAATACCTTTGCCGTTGCGAATACGCTGCTGCTGAACACGCGCACCAATGAAATCGTCCGTGCTACCGCATCCGGTACGACAACGACTATCGTCGTCGCCCGTGGCGCCGCTGGCTCAACGGCTGCCGCGACGGTAGTTGGTGATAAGTGGGTGATCGTTGGCTCGGTTGACGTTGAAGGCGGCGGTAAGCCTACTCCGGTGTCGTTTGACCCGACCACTGATTACAACTTCACGCAGATTTTCAAGACCGGCGTGGCGTTGACCAATACCCAAAAAGCCACGTACCTGCGTACTGGCGACAAAGAGCAGGAGATGATCACCAAGGCGCTGAAACTGCACATGGCTGACATTGAGCGCGCGATGTTCTGGGGTCGCCGTTTTGAAGAAAACGGCACTGGCCCGCAGCCTCGTCGTTACACCGGTGGCTTGTTCAGCATGATCACCAATGTCATCGACGGTGCCGCTGGCTTTGCAACTGCTAACACCATCACTGAAAATGAGTTTGATCGGGTTCTGATCGAAAACATCTTCGCCTGGGGTGGCAAGCAGAAGTTGATGATCTGTGGCCCTCGCGTGATCTCCAACATGCAAAAGATCGCCAAGAGCCGGTGGCAGCCGCAAAGTGTGAGCGGCACCTACGGCGTGACGATGAGCCAGTACAGCACGTTTGCTGGTGACTTGAACGTGATCATGCACCCCATGTTCCGTCAGATTCCTGGCTTCGACAGCACCGCCATTGTGCTCGACTTGCCGTATCTGAAGTACCGCTACATGGAAGGCCGTGACACCAATCTGCGTCGTGACATCCAAGCCCCCGACTCGGATGGCACCGAGCACTACTACCTGACCGAGTGCGGTCTGGAGCTGCTGCAAGGCAAGCCCCACTCCGTGATCAAAAACTGGCAAGCTGCCTAAGCCAGTTTGACGCAACAGAGCAGGCAACTGTGAGCAATCACCGTTGCCTGTTTTTACATTCACAAAAGGAAGCGACATGACACAAAAAGCTGAAACCACGACAGAGCAACCCGTTGGGCAAGCGGCGGATAGCGCAGCGCTGCAAGAGCCTGTAGCCACAGAAGCTACCCCTGAATCAGAGAAGCCCGCTCCCAAGCGCAGGGCAAAGATCAACACTCCGTCCAAGGAGTTCAAAGCGTACCGCACCACAGGCACGCATACCTACCCTTTTGACATGGTGATCAAGGGTGAACTCCTGCAAGGCACATGGTGCCGCGAGGATGGCATTGTCGAGTTCATGGTTCCGATCAATCTGGTCGAATCCTTTGAACGCCACTTCCACTTCGTGACCGGCAATCTCGTTGCCGATTAACCATGGCTGGCTCAACATCACCCCAGATTGTTGACGAGAGCGCTCCGCTTGACGCGTTGACGTTGCGGGCGCTCCGCCGATATGGCGAAATGTCTCCGTCAACCATGGATGCCGAGACCATGCTGATGTTCATGGACTACGCCAATGCGATCCTGGACGATGTGATGGAGCATCCGTATTGGAAAAAGGGGGTGGTCATTCCGTACTACAACCATACGACAGAGGCCAGAAACGTGCCCGATGCACTGATCATTACTGGACTCTTGGCAAAGTACGCCATGGATCAGGACTCTAAGAAGGCTGCCGTTTACGGCTCCGATTACCTCAAGCGGCTCAATCAATCCTTGACGCGCGAGAAGTTTGGAGTTGGCGCGCAGTTCTCAATGCAGGCCGTAGATAACGGAACGACCGACGGCGGTATATTTTGAAGACAAAGATTTCAACCTCATTTAAGCCGCAGCTCTACACCAGCTTCGCGGGGTTGAACACGTCTCGTTCTGACGTGTCTATGGAGCGTCCAGAGGCCCAGCCATTCGTGGAGCTTGATAACGTGTACTGCGCCAACACGGGCTACCTTACCAACGAGCCTACCATTGGGAGCATCCTGGGTTCCAAAAACAGCGTCACCCACATTCGCTTGCTCAGCTCGGAGAGCAATGTTGCCGTCTATGCAACCGACTCCGATCAAGGGGTATCCATCAACACCCTCAACCGGCCATACTCCGTAGCAAACGCATGGCCAGCACGCTCTGTCGTGTCATCTACGCTTTTCGATGGCAAGGCAATCCTGGCTGGCGGAGGCCGCTACCTCTACTCATTCGACGGTTTTGAGTATCTCAAGATCGAATCCGAAGCCATATCCGGTGGGCGCTACGTAGTGCAGATTCAAGACCGATTGGCTGTCGCCGGGTTTGACTCAAACCCCAATGAGATCGTTTTGTCTCGCATCTCAAACCCGACCATCTTCCATACCGAAGAGGATGTGGCGGAAGCATCCTTGCTGAAAGCTGCCAGATTCAACGTCCAGAACTTGATCGGGAATGGCGACCGCATCCGTGGCATCACATCTTTCGAGAACAATAAGTTCGCCGTCTTCACTGGAGACCGCGTGCTGGTTTACCTGGCGGATCAAGACTTCAACAACTGGACACTCGACACCCGACTTGTTGTGCGTTACGGAACACTGTCGCACAACAGCATTGTGTCTGTGGGTGACGAGGTCTTCTTCTGCTCCAAGTCTGGCATTCACTCTTTGCGGAGATCGGCGCTGAACGGAACGACCGTCTATACCAACCCGCTATCAGAGGACGTGCAAGAACTGTACCAAAACCTGCTGGCGCTGGTATCCGATCAAAGAAACGTCAACGCGCACTTCAACCCCGACGATGGCAGGCTTCACGTCTTTTTCCCCGTCAACACCAACCTGGCCTATCGCTTGAGTGGAGTGCTGTCTTCCTCGAAGCAGGAGGGCGATGTGACAAAGATCAAGTGGTCTGTGTCAAAGTACGCCAACGCCCAATGCGGTGACTACCTCGCTGGCCGCCATTACTACGGTGCTCCGACTGGAATCTATCAAGTTGGCCGGTGGTACGACAACACGCTCACACGCGGGCCAGGGTACGCCCTGACCCCTATCCTGTGGCACAAAGACCTCTTCAACCCCAAGCAAGGCCTGATGCTCGTCATATACGCCTCTGGCGCTGGAACCCTGTTTGTTGACGCAGAGGACGAAACTGGCCGCAAGCTGGGCACGTATGAGTTCGTCATGCCAGATCAAGACGAAGCATCGTATGCCGGAGTCCCATTACAGCGTCAGTTCACTCGCCCGTTTTCGCACTCCTACACCGGGGTTCGTCTGCGGATTCGTTTTGAGGCAAGCAAGATGATCCGCTTGTTTGGCCTCGGCATTCTCACAAAGGAGCAATAGCATGTCTCGTCTACGTCAATACTACGCTAACCGGTACACCTCTTCAGAGGCAACCAACTCTGAATTTGAGAACGTCATCCGATACCTCAACAGCGCGGAGCTTGGCAACCGTACTCTCTCTGAGCTTCTGGGTAAAGTCTTTGACTCCAGCGGCAACGTGAACATTGGGTACGAGTTCAGGTTCAACCCGTCCACTGGTATTGAGTACCGCTCTGATCTGACGGTGGATGCCTGGACACTCATCGTCCCGGCAGATAGTCTGCGAGGCGCGACTGGCGTCAACTTCGGTCAGATTGGAGCGCCTCTGTTCTCAAACCGGATCGACTACTCTGCCACCGATTTGCAGACAGTCTTCAGTTACATCAGGTCTGACCCGGCATCAAACGTCATAGTTTGGAGAAACGGCGCATTGCAGGCGGAGAGTGATTACTACGTCAGCCCGACGACAGTGGTGTTGAATACGGCAGTAACCGCTGGAACACTGGTCTCTATCGCCACCATCAACACCAGTCCTGCAACAGCCTTTCGCCGTGCTGACTTTACAGCCTCCGCGAACCAGGCCACATTCCCATTTGCGCACACAGAGTTCGAGGAACTCGCTGTGTTCCGCAACGGCATCTTGCAACGCGAGGGTGGTGGTTTTGACTACATCAAGTCATCTGCGACGGCAACCGTTACTTTCACGACAGCCCAAACTGTTGGCAACGTCATCACGATCATCAGCATTT